GGCGAATCTGGAACAAGAATAACCGCTGGCACTTGAACCGCCTCTGGAACGTATGAATAAACGTTCGCAGATACCGACCCGAGCGCGGTGGCCAGCGGTGTCCGGATAGAAGAAAGAATAGTGCTGGCTGGCATTATCCAACCATCGCATCTGTGTCGAGGTATGGGCCGAGAAGACCAGTTACTTTTGCAAGAAGATTCTTAGATAGGCGATAAGGAGTTACTGCGAAGTCGATTCCTTCGATGGATCCGCCGGAGGCTGTGCGAGCTTGAAAGATTTCGACAGAGATAGCCAATACAGCAGATTCGACGTTAGGGTTTGCGACATAGGTTGAGAGGCCAGAGAGAGCAGCGTTTCCTGCTGGGATAATGTTCTTTTCCAGTATGTCAGCATTTGTGATTGCGGCGGTAAATACATAGTCGGTGATTTCGTCGTCGGTTACTGTGTGAGTTCCGTTGAATGGCGAACCGCATCCAGTAATGACGACGGATTGGCCTTGAGTAAATTCGTGAATAGTCGCAGTTACAAAATATGCGACATTGTCCTCTAATTTGACTTTGTTTATTTTGCTTTGAAAAGTGACAAGCATTGGGAGAATCAAGTTCTCCGAAGTGTCGATAATGTCGTCAAGGTAAGCATCTGAATAAAGGGATGACGAGACGCCAAGAATGGTTCGTAGCTCTGTGGCCGTGACTATTGTTGGCATCTCGCCTTCCTTTCGATCTAGGGGTCTAAGCCAGCTCGGGAGCGGACTGGCTCAGACTATTGAGTATTACTAAGCGACCATCCACTTGTAGGCACCAGCGGCGACCTTTGTCGCGAGTGCGCCGTAGCCGTAGTAAGCCACTTCGATTTGGCCATTGAGAGCGACGTTTGTCTGAAGACGGAAACGTGAGGACTCGTACCAAGTGTATGAATCTGGGTTGATGATGATGATTGAGTTATCACCAGTTGGAGCCGCTGTTGCGAGGTTACGAGCAACGCGTAGGTTCAAACCTAATACGTTTCCGCGAACTGCGCCACCGGATAGATTTCCACCTTGGTTAGATGGGCCGATGAGGTTCTGATAAATTGGACGGCCAGCATCAGCGAGGTTCATAATGTTTCCCCATTGTTCTGGGCTAACGAGGATGTTTGTTGCGGTTCCAAGGGTTCCCTTATAAACCGAAACTGAAGCATCGGATACGAAATCCAAGAATCCAGCCGCGTCAAGTGTGCGGTTTCCGCCATCAGTTCCACCAGCAACGAGGCCAGCGATAACTGCGACGTCCGTCGCCTTTGCGTATGCGTATTCCATTTGACGAACGAGTTCGTCAAAAAACGCAGGTGAGGAACGATCAAGAAGCTCTACGGAGAAAGTCTGGCCTCCAGCGTACTTCTTTACAGAGACAGAGAGGAACTCATTTGTCATTCCTGTCTCATCGATTGCGGCGGCTTCTGCTTCTTCGCCGACTGTTGGAACTGCTGTGAGCTTAGGAATTTCGAAGCTCATACCGGCATCTGGTAGGACGCCGCTTGAAACTGAATCAACCGCTGGGCGATCAGCATTTGAAAGTGGGTTGATGATTTCGGTTAGTTGGCGAGTAGGAATCAAGCCAGCATTGTTTGAAGTTGTGTCGTCTGCCGCCATAACGTACTGGCGAGCGACGTCATCTCCGAGTTTTGCGCGAACGCTGTTCTCGAGATATTTAGCCTTTGTGAATTCAAGGCGTGGCGTGGTATAGAAAGCTGGGCGTGATGCCGCAACTGTCTCGACCTTAGCAGCTTCTACCGCTTCTTCGACGGCAGGAACTGGAGCGGTAGTGTCTGACACTTGGTCTCCTTCGGTTGGTTTGTCTGCGTCAGCGGTTGCCGGAGCAGAATCTTCTTTAGTTGCTTCATTCTCTGAAGCGGCAATAACTTCAGCGACTCTTGCTGAATCGATTGCTGGATCTGTGACAAGGCTGACCTCGTCGAGTGTTGCCGATGTAATGTTCATAACGCCTTTTACATTAGTCCATTCATTTATTTGCGCACCGACACTAAAGCCATCGCGTAATCCAGTTGCGGCCTCTTCCAAAGCATCATCCGCCGCAAAAGTTTTAGCTAAAACGAACCGCGCCGTGATTCCTGAATCAGTCACTTCGTACTCGGCGAGGCGTCCTATCGGTCTTGTTCTGTCGTGCTCAAGCAATAATTTTACATTCTTCATTTCGATTGAATTATTAGCGAACACAGTTGGGCCGACTGAAGTGTTGCCCTGTTCGTTCCAAGTCACAATAGTTCCGCTGATTGTGCGCTTTACTGTGTCAGCGGCGGTGACAGTCATTGGCATACTAATTTTCATTAGGTATCAGGTCTTCCTCTCGTTGAATCTGTTCGACGCTCATCGCACCGATGCGGTTTAGGATTTCATAAACCTGAGCGCGTTCTAACGCGTTACCGCGAAGGAAATCGTCAAGTGCGAATCGAGTCATTACTGGATTCGGTACGAAGTCCGGTAATGAAAGTCTTTCTTCAATCGCTTTCAAAATTGGGCGCAGAGAGAAATCAACAAGTGATCGCCGTTCAGAAACAGCATTGGAATAAGTCATAGAAGTCGTCTCTGCGCTCAAGAAGTAAGCTGGGATTCCGCAAGCGCGAGCCAATTCGAGAGCGACGTATTGTCTAGCCTCTGCGAGCTGAAGCGACTTAGGATCAAAGCCAAATTCTTTCAAATCAACGTCAGCATTGAGAAACGCGGTTGAGCGAGTCTGACGAGCAGTCTTCCAAGCTGAAAGAAGTGACGAAACTCTTTCGGCCGTTAGGTTTGTGCCATTAGATTTCAAAATCATTGAAGGGGCTGGCTCTTTTGCGTAATTCACCGCCGCATTTTCTAGGAAGACAGCCGCAGTAATTGTCTTGCCAGCTCTGTGAAGTAATCCTTCATCTGGGCCATCAAAGCGAATGATTGAGCCGACTCCATTGATAGGAACCGGAGAACCATCAACTCGATAACCGGTGATTTCCGTATTGTTGGAATTAGTATCGACTGTGACGCGGTCTGGACTTACGCGAGTCCAAGCTCTAACGCGGCCGCCGTCAGTTGATGAATACATATCAAGAACTTGGCCGTAACCGACGCCATAAAGCCAAATATCTTCAGCGAGCCAGTTATAGATAACGAATCCAGCGACGCGAGGGTCTGGCTGATTGATAACGCGATGCGGATCTACATATTGTCCGGTGATGCGATTGAAAGTCGTGAGAGGTAGCGAGCCGATAGTTCCGCAGATAATATTCCTAGCGCGAGCTACGGAAGGAACGCTCATCGCAAGAGCTCTTGTCGTATTTGTGGCTCCGCCGAGGATATTGTAAATCTGATCCTGAATCTGAACCGGAGTTAGCGCGGCAGTTACATCAACTGTTTTCGCCGCTTTTACTTCTGGAAAGAAGAAATCTCTAAATGCGCCCATTTGACTAATATTGTAAGGCGAGTGTGTTACATAATCACAATATCGACGCCATCATTGGACTTAGTGGCGAAGTGAGTCGCCATCGCCGAAGCAATAGCTCCACAGATGACCGCGTTACTTACTTTTCGACCCATTACCCAACCGCCGTCACCGAAAGGTAGTTTGACGGCGGACAGGCATTGTTTGGTCAGCTCTTCCTGTCCCGAGTGGGCTAACCGCTGAGATGAAATTGCTCCTAGGAGTTCATCGCAACTTTGAGCATAATCTAGACCATCAATGGGCTCTGTCCTAATTCCAGCCGGAGCCAATCTAGCCGCGACCGCTGACGCCGTTCGAGCTGAATAAGCGACCAACTGGACTGGGTATTTTCTAAACCAGTCGGCTAGGTCGTTAGCCAAGGCTTTATCGTCTAAATTCTGAAGATTGTGCCAAGTCTGAAGAAGGATGACTTGGAATTGATCGCCTTCAAGTTTCTGGCTGGCAACTAGGGCGGCTTGCTTGCGGTCAGGACTGAGATCGATAGCCAGCCAAGTATCCGCTTCAGGGTTGAGCCGAAGTCCCTCAACTTTACAAGCGTCCCACTGTGAAGCGTTTATAACTGGGTTGATGGTATCGACCCACTGGCACAAAACTTCTGTGCGCACAATGTCTTCCGGGTCTGATAAGACCGCTCGAATGTTATCGGGATGAACTGTGTAGCCAAGTGACGGATTAGCTTGGCAGACACCTAGCCAGAAGTCCGGTGAGTTATCGAACTTGATGCCGTGAGGCGCAGACCATTCGAACCAGCCAATATCATCCGAGCCGCCGTGAATTGCGGCCAAGGCTCTTTCGCGTAACTTGTTCAAGACTATCGAGTGCTGATCTCCAGCATTTGAATAAACCCATATTTGAGGATTTGGGCTGGCCATCTGGGTATAACGCAAGGCTGACCAGACATCCTCGTCTTTATACTCGCGAGCCTCGTCTAAGTGGATAGTTTCAGGGGCGGCAATTCCTCGACCGGCTGAGTTATTAGCTCGAACAATATAACGTCGGCCTTCTGTGAATTGAAGCTCTTGAAATCCTTTACTTTCCAGCTTCTTAGTGAATTCGGCGGCTAGTCGGGGAGTCTGCTCGATAATGCCGTAAATCTTATAGAACAATTCTGCCGAGGTAGTCAGCTTGTGAGCGGTATGAACCTGTAACTTCTCCTTGAGAACGTAGATTCTAAACAAGATTTGTAGGGCCATAAAGGTCGATTTCCCCTGTTGCCGAGCGCATAACAAGGTGACAACTGGGTGAGCCCATCGGCCATCCGGTTTGTATTTCAGCGAGTGATGGGCTAGCCATTGTTGCCAAGGAAGCAGTTCAAAGCCGATTTCCTCGCAGAATCGAATCATTGCCTCGCCGTGAGAAGGGTAATCGGTTAGTTTTGTGTGAATTCGAGGGTTTGGCACACCTCGGTAAGCCGATTCGTCCCGAACTCGGGCAAGCTCAGTTGATTGAGTCATATAAATCCATTTTAGTCCAGATAATGCTGGGTCGAGCCATTTTCAGGGAAAATCTTGCCGAT